TTCCTCTGAATCATGTAATCTTACTGGTTTTAATGACATTATCTAGGGTAGAATTAAAAACCTATAAATTCAAATTAATTTGAGTTTTAAATTGTTTAATTCTTCTACAACAATTATGAATTTAATTCCAAGTCAATTGAAAAATGAATACAAAAAATCACTTCAAGTTTATCCATATCGATGTCAGCCTATTTTAAATCTAGATGAATTTAAATTAAGTACACCTTATTTTGTATGTAGGCTTAATACTGTACAAAGAAAATTAAAACAATTTTGTCATCATGGACAGCGTAAATTATTGATTGGAGAAATACTTCATTTATCAAGCATTTTAAAATCATTTGATGATTGTGCGTTAGTTATTTATGCAGGTGCAGCAGGAGGTAATCACTTACCTATTCTAGGTCATTTATTCCCGAATGTGAAATTTATCTGTATTGATCCTAATGAATTTAATTTGCAATACGATAACGGAACTCAGTACAATCATCATGACTGTGTTTACATGAGTGTTGATCCGGCTAACAAGAATATGTATAAAGCCGATAAAAAAATTATAAATCATTATAAGGGTAAGATTGATTCCGCTGATCTGGATAAATATATTGGTTATGAAGATGACTTTGTAGAATTTATAATTAACACTGAGTATCAATTCTATATAATGGAAGAATATTTCGATATCGAGACTGCAAAGTTGATGAATCAATTAATGAAGGCTTATCAAGGGGTGAATATATTCTGGTCAGATATCAGGACTAATTTTGTTGATGACAAATATCCAACTGACACTGATATATTGATTAATTCAGCTTGCATGATTGACTGGATTAAATATATGATTGAAGGAATTGACAATTTCAATGCGGTATTTAAATTTCGTACAACTTATGGAAGAGACATTAATTGGAATATCGCTGATAAATTTGTAGATGAAGATTATAAAAAAGATTTTATAGAAACTGGTGAAATTAAATTCTTTAGAGGAACGAGGTACTTACAAGCATGGCAAGGTTATACATCCAGTGAGACTAGAATGTGGTGCACCTTTGATCAACTTAAAATGCCTCTTATTCGATATCCACTTGCCGAACATGAAAATAAGTGCTTTGCATATAATAGATTATTTAGACATGTTCACAAATGCTATAATCCTTATATAGGACTGGTAGAAGGATTCGATCATTGTAATGATTGTGCATTTGAAGCCCAAGTATGGAAAGCTTATTCAAATTTACTAAATATGAATGAGACATCAAAGAAGAAAAAAATAAAATTCTTCATGATCAAAATTAGTAGATTAATTGGAACCCCACTTAACAAATTTCCACATGGTAAATTTTAATTTCATCATCGCCTAATTTTTTTATTCCTTGATTCACATTGCTGATTTGGCACGAATCATTAAAGGAAAATCAACAGGGAGATATCTTCCTGAATTGTCTACTATAAATGTATGAGTTGGAACGGCTTTGATAAACTGTTCATATCCGCGGGGCATTTTAAGAAGCAATCTGCCTCTAAATCCACGTAGCGAATTCATAATATACTCCATGTAATATTCGACATCGATATCGCATTCTTGAATATGAAGCATTAAATCTTTAATTGGACCTAATTCAAATACATTTCTAACCTGGCTTACATTGATCGATACAAAATCAAGATTTTGAAATGGAGATTTAATAATAATCAAATATTTATGACCACAAAGGTTGAGATGTCTGACGTTAGGAAAAGTATCACCATCTAAAATAAAGTTAGATTGAACACAGATGGTTAAATCAATTACTTTGTGTAAAATAGGTATTTCATCATTGAATTTCTTAAAAGTTTCATAATAAGTAATCAAGCATTCAAATGCATTATTACTGTTATAGTGCTTGATATTATCTTCGTTAGATATGAACATACAACGGAATGCTAAAAACTCCATATTGTAAATTTAAATAAAAAAATTATCAAATTTATGATCTTCCTGATTTTTTGAAGCTCTTTCTCAATGGAAGATTTTGTAATTCTTCAACTCCTTCATATTCACTTGGAGATACAAAACCACATGGTATATCAAAATTAATATCAGTCGATGGAGCATGAGTGAATATACAATGAATAGTTGGTAGCATATTATATCCAAGATATAAAATATTTAATTTTACCATATAACTCAAAAGATCAATTTTATAGTCAATTGGCTCTCGAAATATATGAGATAATTGAATCTCTACACTTTTTATCATGTCTATATTCTGGAATAAATAATCAACTAATTCATCTCCAAATTTATCATATAATTCATAATTGAATGTTAACGAACATGGTTTTAGTAATTTAAATCCAGGCTTGGTGATAAATACCTTTTCACAATTTATAAATCTATCATCCAGTATATCAGAAATCGAATCTGAAATCGATTTTATACCGAATATACCGTTGCCTAGCCTGATATTTGTTGGGTTCAGTTCATCTAATATAGGAGCAGTTTCTAATAAAACAGGTGGTTGGTCATAAATACCATGCACACTTATGGAAGTTAGATTATCTCCGTATACAGTTATTTTGCTTCCCGGTAATAAATTAGTAATAGATAAATTAGATATATTTACTATAGTCCCTTCAAAAAAGCATCCACTAATATATATTCTATCAAAATAGAGATTGTCAATCTGTATAATGCAGGAGTTAAGAGTTATAGATTTGATAGTAGAATAAAACAGTTCATTATAATCCATATCCGCGACATTATAAAATTCTAATCTTGTAATTGATGTTTTGCATTTAGGTAAAATTAATATATACTTAACTGAATTACGTGTAGAATATAATTTAATTGATTTGAGATATTTTAATTTGCTGACCCTGGCTAAATCCAAGATTATATTTTTATTTCTTTTACTGTAATTTGTTCCTAGTGAAAGCGACTTAACCTTCGAATTATTTTCCACAAATTTATCAGTAATTGTAAATTTATCAATGGATGATGAAAATTTTACTTTCATATTATCAGTAATTATTCCTCCATACCACGTATCATTCAAGATATCTTTTTTATTAGCCTTGATCATTATAAATTTGATCTCTTAATTAAAAAATCAAATTTATAAATGGAAGAATGATTTAAAGGAACCAATTGATTTAAAAGATTTTCTTATATTTGCATGTAGATAATCATGAGATCATTAATAGTCTGAGTATATTGAAATGTACAAGATAGCAAGATATTATAATGAGCTATATGATTTCACTGGTAATAAAAAATATTGTGCAACACTTAAAAAATATATAAGTGAAAATACATTTGATCTAAAATTTATAGAGTATTTAGAATGGGTGCGATGAAGCACCGGATATAATATCGCAATTAGCAGATTCATATGCTATGGGTGCTTTGTCTACATTAATGAAATTTAGAATCTATAAGGAACTGATAATATTTATGGTATATCCTGATTTACCTAGAATCAGTGATGTCTACTCATCCTAAATAGTGAACTCTTTGCCTTCTATCAATCGGATTAACACCTCTTATATTTAAATATGTTTCATAAGTATGAACTTCAAATCTAGGCATATCTCCAACGTAATCTATTATTTGATTCCAGCTTCTTGTATTATTAACGCGATTATATAAATTCAAAATTAAATTATAACTTTGATCATTATATTCAGTATACTCAATATTATTATTCAGCGTGCTAATATGATTTCTCCCTAACTGGTACATAATATTATCAAATAAGTCATTATATTCGCGATTTTCTGCTGAACATCTATAATAAACGCATTCAATTAATTTTAGATAAAAATCTAATTCTTGATTATTACTGCGACCATTAACAATGTCGTTTGTATCCTGGAGAATTTCTTTTTTCTTAATTCCGACTTTGATTTCTTGATCAATTGGAAAATTATAATCTGGATTTAATAAATCACATAATGTTATATTCTGAAAATTGTCATAAGTAATTTTATGAATTATTTTAGGATATATATTATTAATTATTCTATAAGCCTTATGTGAATTAATTCTGGATGATGGGGTAAAAGGTGGATTAGACGCATAATAATAAAAATAACTACGCAATTGAATAACTCTCAGATTTTGAATAATTTCTGTATCCATTTCTATATCTATTTCTATATCTATTTCTATATTAATTTGATTTTTTTTAATTGAAATCAAGTTAATATGCATTGGAAACAATTTATTGAACTTGCAAGTTTGGAAGGAGGACAAGAATCATTCCATATCAGAAAGGCTATTCAAAAACACAATATATCCGAGATACTAAATATACCTGCTAGCGTATATCATCTATATAAAGCATCTGATTTTGAACAATGTGAATTAATTACATTTACACCAAATGAATTTCCATCTTCTAGAGGTTGTACAAGTTTCAGTTCTAATAGCGATAGAACATATAATACAATGATAGAGTGTTGTGTAAAAGACAATTATTATATTAATGAATGTCCATTTATTATAAAAGGTAAATTAAATGTTATATTCTTATTCGTTAACCCACATAGAAATTTCTTAGATATAAATGTTGGATTATTTATTTATATAGGATTCCAGAAATTAGAATTTACAATTACATGTCAAAGATTGATCTATTTAGGAAAAATGGACTTTCTTCCAGATAATACCGCTAATTTAATTATATCAACTGCATTAATAAACATTAATTCAAAAGAAATGAATTTACTTGGTAGATTATACCAACGATCTAGAAGGACAATAAAAGAAGGCAATATTGAATTAAAAATATTAAAGAGAGAATCAATTATACAAACTTCCACATATATTAATATAACTAAAGGAAGTATTTTGGATGGAATAAACATTACAAAATATAAAAATAATTACCATATAACATTCGCAACATTTTGTGAGTATAAGTCTACATCTTATCAATATACTAATATTAGTAGTTCGATATGGGATTTAATAAAAGATATTTATAATGATTATAGATTAGATAGTATACCGAATCAACTACCGATAGCAGAAGTTGTCTTAGATAATAAATTAGGAAATATAAATTTAGATAATTTATCAGAATATACTACTAAACTAGTAATTAAAAATGCTAGATCAATTTCAATTAGCAAGATTAATTCAGTTAAAGAACTTAAGATAATTCCATATTCTGAATCAGAAATAGAATTACCTACTGACTTTGGAAAATATTTTCCGGATATTAAAACAGTAGATATGCCTAATCCTGAAATATATAACTTTGCAACAGATAATATTCAAGATTCATATTCGGAAAAAATTAAGAAAATTAAGTTTTATAAAGAACAAATTAAATTATTGAAAAATGAAATTAATATGCGAATCAAACTTTAGATTTGCTCTGTATGTATTTATCTCCTTCCACCAAGTATCTTCTTCTATTTGTTTTTTAGTTAACCTTATATCATTTTAATAATTAGTTTTTCCATTATAAAAACTAATCAAATTTGTTATCTTGCTGATTTTTTTCTTTGTAAATTGACATAATTATTCAACTTTTCTAATTGTTCTTCATCAAGTAATTTAATTAAATCTTCATCTATTTCAATTAACCACTTACATATTTCTAAATGACTATTTTCAGCAGCATATCTAAATATTTCATCATCATAAGCATGAATATATGGATTAAATTCCATTAACCATTTACACATTTCTAATTGGTCATTTCCAGCAGCTAATCTAAATGCTTCATCATTATTAGCGTGAACATCAGGGTTAAATTGCATTAACCACTTACATACTTCTAAATGACCATTTCCAGCAGCGTGTCTAAATGCATAATTATCATAAGTATGAACATCAGGATTAAACTGTATTAACCACTCGCACATTTTTAATTGACCATTTCCAGCAGCCCATCTAAATGCATCATCATCTTCGGCATGAACATCTGGATTAAACTGCATTAACCACTTACATACTTCTAAATAACCACTTTCAGCAGCATATCTAAATGCTTCATCATATTCGGCATGGACATCTGGATTAAATTGCATTAACCACTTACATACTTCTAGATGACCATTACTAGCAGCATATCTAAATGCATAATCATCGTCAGCATGAACATCAGGTTCGAACTGCATTAACCATTTACACACCTCTAATTGGCCATTACCAGCAGCACATCTAAATGCTTGATCATAATCGACATGAACATCTGGGTTAAATTGCATTAACCACTTACATATTTCTAGTCGGCCATTACGAGCAGCCCGTCTAAATGCATAATCATCATTAGCATGAACATCAGGGTTGAACTGCATTAACCACTTACATATTTTTAAATGACCATTTCTGGCAGCCCATCTAAATGCATGATCATATTTGGCATGAATATCAGGATTAAATTGCATTAACCACTTACATACTTCTAAATGACCATTTTCAGCAGACCATATAAATGCTTCATCAATTTGATTTAAATCTAAATAAAGACATTTAAACTCTATATCTGGAAATTGATCCTTTAATAATTGAAGTGAATAATCGATCATCTTATTATAATTTTTTATAAAAAATCAAATTAGTTTCTTGCAGATTTTTTTCTTTGTGAATTAATGTAATTATTTAACTTTTTTAATTGATCATCATTAAGTAGTTTAATTAAATCTTCGTCTATTTCAATTAACCACTTACACATTTCTAAATGACCATTTTAGCGGCATATCTAAATGCATAATCATTATTAGCATGAACATCTGGTTTAAATTGCATTAACCATTTACATACTTCTAAATGACCTTTTTCAGCAACATGTCTAAATGTTCCATTAATCTGACTTAGATCATAGTAGTCATAATTAAACCTTTTATATTAAAATTGATCTTTTAATAATTGAATAATCGGTCATTCCGTTATAATTTTTTGTAAAGATCAAATTAAATTGGTATAGAAAAAATAAAAAAATATAACTTTAATAAATTGCACTTTTCTTTTGATTACTTGGAAATAATTTTTTTGTTAATCGGAGTGATTATTTTTTCCAAACCCTCATATTTAATTTGGTATGTATTAGTGGGGGGTGTATCTAATTCCATTAAGACCCTCCTCATCAATTTGGAGATATAAATTGCCTTTATAATCCACTTTAATTTAACTGCGCCTTTCTCTAATATGTATATATTATCTGCTTTAATATAATCTATCAAGTTTATATTAGATGGAGTTATCATTAATTCATTCAATTCCATATCACTTACATTTACCTGATTATTGAAACTTTAGAAGTATCTTCTTTTAGAAATTCATAATAAGCATGTACATCATCTATTAGTAAATACACCTTTGAAGCTTTCTCATATTCACTAAGATAAGCCTTAAAATTACTTACTATAACAACAAGCATTTCTTCATGCATAGCATAATTAAAGATCAAAAAAATAAAAATTAGATTTTTATATTTTGCGTTTATATGCAATTTTGCCATGATTTCCTTTTAATCTTAATTGAGCATGTCTTATTATGACCTTTTTATCTTCCTTGATATTCTTAAGCATGATCTTAGTAGCTAACAGAAATTCTTCAATTGCGCATCTCTCATATTCCCTTTCAGCCTTACCTTCTTTAACTGCCTTTATATGACAGTTCTTTTGATATTTCATCAACTTCTTTAAGTCATTACAATGATAATACTTAACATTTGCAGGTCCAATTCTTAATGAATAATTAAGTCGAATTGGAAGAATTATTTCTCGCACTTCCCTTAAATATTCTACAATATTTAGTAGTCCATTTACTGCTTCAAATCTAAATGCTCTTTCAAATTCCATATTAACTTCTAATAATATATAGTTAAAATAAAAATCAAAATAAAAATGATTTAGTTAGTTTTCAAAGTCTAAAAAATTTTTTAAACGGCTTATAGGAAATTAATACGCAAATAGAATTTTAACTTACATAAGTTAGAAATTCGATATCCATATTAACCCCAGGAAATGAGAAATGCTCATTTCAATCATATAGTTTATAGGAAATAACTTCGAATAGATTAGAGTGTATCAGGAATAAATTCCGTCATTGTTCTAAACAATGTTAAGCCCGGGAAATGAGAAATGCTCATTTCAATCATTTATTTTTTTTTGTTTTTTTGGTTTTTTGTTTTTTATATTTTTGTTTTTTTTATTAAGTATTTGATTAGTCCTCAAGAATATCTGAAGTACAGATCACATCCTCATTTACCACAATTTCTAACTGATCAACATGATAATTTCTAAATTTAGAAACATCGTTAGGAATTTTAGTGTGATAAGCAAGCATTGAAAATATCTTTACAATATCAATTCGATATTTTTGACTGTTTCCAAATTGTTCCATAATTAATTCTGGACCATTTCTAACAAATCCTTCAATTGCAAATGAAACATGTTGAACAACAGGAAGTGAATCAACATATTTATAAACAAATTCTACTCTAACAAACTTAAATAGTTCAGTGAAAGCAGATAAATCATCATAATCCCAATAAGGTTTTTTTCTTTGTGGATTTCCAACATACTCGAAAGTAATAAATTTACAAGAATTAATAGTATTAAATACTGTAATATCAAATAAGTTGGAAAGGCCTGATTTAATAGAACCAGGCATATATTCACGATCTTCTAATCCAAGATTTTGGACAATAAGATTGAAAATGTGAACAATGTAAGCAAAGAAAGTGGCAGTTTGATCAATTTTTTGAACAGTATGCATGATGATTAAAGTTAAAATAAAAACTAGATATAGAGGAAATTAAAATCAAATTTTTTATATATAAATCAATTACAAAGATTTATTGATAAAAAAATATAGATGAATTTGCAGAGTATTCATCTTTAGATGGCCTAACTAGAATGAGAATTAGCACGTTATCATCACATTAATAATATCATCAAAAAATTATTAATATCATCAAAAAATTATTAATATCATCAAAAAATTATTAATTTTTTGATGATGATGATACTCCTTTTTTATTTTTTATTCGACAAATAGGTAGGTCATTTCCAACTATTTCCCTAATATCTTCAGAGGTAAACGTTTCTTTGCAGAATCCTATTGAATGACTTATTACCAAGTCTTCAAAATCATATTTCACAATCTCTTTAATCCTTATGTGCATCGTATTCTTAACTTGGCTACACATATTAACATAACCTCCTGTTAAATAGGCTCGTTGTATAGGTATTTTTATAACTACTTTTAATTTATGAGTTAATAGTTCAAATTTATCAGGTACACAATCATATGATTCAAAAGTAATTCCACCAGTATTTACGTTATATAAATCTTCTAGTTCAACTTTTGTATATACCATAAGTTCGCGAATATACCCACTTATAACTGGCAATTTATCATGAACTTTTATAGTTCTTAATCGCGGAAAATCTTTCATATCAATTTCATTATTTAATTGCAGATCTGTTGATTTTTCAATTAAACAACCACATCTTATTTTACATTTTGCTTCTTTTACTCTAGGAGCATCCCATAATGTGAAACAACCCCTAGCCAATGTGAGGTTCTTTCCATATAAATCAACATTATTTGTATCTTCTCTATATAATTCTATTGATTCTGCATCAGTTGTAATTGAATCAGGAGTTGTGCAATCTTCCATATGAATCTTTTTAGCATGTTTAAATATATCATTTGTGATATTACAATAATATAGATCAAATACTTTAGCATCGGCAATTTCTTCATCAAGGATGGCGTTGTATAATTTTACCGATTCAGCAGATAAACCAACTAATCGATACATAACGGATCCAGCAGAATATGTTGTAAATTTCTTTAATTTTTTATCTGATTCGAATCTAATTGTTATCACTTTATTCTTCTTAGACTTGGTGCAACCTACGCTGAGCCTAGTCAATCCTTCTTTATTAAGTAATTTATCAGGTATAATCATTTCATCGAAAGTTGATGAAAATTTAATAGCAATTAGCCCTTTATTAGGAACTAGTTGTTCAACCCAATCAGTGTTTATATTCTTTTTGGTCAAAGTAATTTTACTCATTTTATTCTAAATTTAGATAATAAGAATCAAATTTAATACTAAATGGAGAAAATCAAAAAAAAACTTAGATTAGTTAAACTTAAAAAAGCAGAATATGAAAGGCTTGGATCAACAATGAAGATATATAAAAAAATAAGTATGATATACGAAGAAATAATTTCTCAATTGTCTTCAGTATTTGCAAATCAATCATGGAGAAATGGCGCCGCTGATCAAGAAGTAATGATACTTAATCCTGAATATTTTTTCACGGATTCGGAAATCAACTGCCTTAACAAAATTAATCAGGCATTGTATAATACTGTCGTAGTGGATGAGAAAATAGATTATTATCACAAATTGATTCAGTGCATCCTGCAATATTATTTTGGAACTGATAAAATGTTCAACCAAAGTTTCGAAGCAGTAATAGATGAGCTTAGATTTAAAGGAATATTAGATGATGGACCCATTTCAAATATAGATTTTAACCAAGGTAGATATGAATCGATAACAAGTTTACATGATGAGATTGTTATTAAGGATTTTGTTATAGATGAAACTCGATATTGTACATGATATTAAAAAAAATTAAATCGACAATGCATCTCATTTTGCCCCTTTTTTTAGCACTTCGATATTGTAATTTATCTATATTAACATAATTTATGCGTATTTTACTATTATTTATAATTATTTCCTTGTTCATATAGTATAATACATTATATTTTAATTGAAATATTAAATAACCAGTAAATGTATTAATAAGATTATTAGATCTTATAATTATTTTACAATCAAATAACTTATTATTGTTAATTATACTTATGATATTATTAATAACTTTAGGATATTCATGCTCTTTAATACGCGACATATCAAAAACAACTATTTGTAGGTTATCTGATATTATATTAATATCTCCTAATACTGTAGACATTACTATTTCTAATTTTTTTATATCGCTGATAACAGATGTGTTATATTCACTATTGATATTTAAACTACTTATTTGTTCAGGTAATACTCCATCAACATTACATTCCGTAGCAACTAAGGAAGTATCAGGTGGTATATCAAGATCTTTCAATTTTCCAATATCAGTAATATAAGTCCGAATGGTTAATGGAGGATCAATCATAGACGTGAAGTTATATAAACATATAATATTTGTAATAGGTTCTTTATTTATTATCTCATGAACTTTACAATTATGAAATCTTTTAAAATCTGTGCCTATATCATATTGATTAACTTCACAATTTATATATGAAGACTTAGGAAATGATTTTATATTGTCCAGTAATGAATCAATCATTATACATTCGAGATCTCCATTCCACTCGAGTGTATCAAAGTGATAGTCATATCCAACATAGATTAGTCTCAATAAATTAGGAAATAGTGCATTATCTATGTTTATTGAGGCATTCATAACTTCCATAATCATAACTTGAAGTGGATTAGTTATAGAAATTTTACATTTTCTATTTGAATATATTGATAGTCCTGTAAATGTATATCTAGATAATTCACTGATATCAATATCATATTCGGTAATTATACGGATTGATTTAATATTTGTTAAATCAGAAGGATAATATTTCATTGAAGAATTAAAGGTTACTATAAGATTTGTTTTGAATATCTTTTCCATTATAATGTGGATTAAAGTAGAATGAAATCAAAAAAATAGACCTAATTAGCATTCACACTCTGCAACTATATTTCTAATCTGGTTTAAATATTACAACTAGATTATTAATATATACTGAGTTAAAATATATACCCTCATAATAATCTAAATATCTATCTAGAAAGTATTTAGGTTTATTTTCTATTAATTATCACAATCACGTGGGTTATCGTAATTAAGATGATCCTCGCGTCCCCTCAATATTAATGACTCTGCAGTTTTAGTATCAACCAGATTCGCAAAATCATTAATCAATGATCTGAGGTCTATATATTCGTAGTCTTCACTTATTTCTTCAATCTTTTTTTAAAATATAATATTCGTCTATATCATCTTCTTTGAAGAAACTTTCTAAAGTATACTTAAATAAGCCATCAGATGCATGATTAGCTAGATCTGAAAGAAGCATATTATAAAGTTTGCATTCGTTCATCAGAATCTCAGCAATCCAAATTTAAAAATATTAATCTAAGATATTGAAATTTAAATTTCAATGATAAAAAATCAAAATTTAATATATCTAAACTCTAAACTGATCTCGCTGATTTCTTTTTATTAAATTTAGCGAAGTATTTATCCTTTTCTTCTTTGGTATTTTCTAAAATGTTCTCTTTCGTCCATGGTCTTAATTTAGTTAATAATTTATCATCATACCCAATTGCAGTATATATAATTTCGACTTCATCATCTTGTAAGTCAGCACACACATCGATTAGTTTATCAATGTAATTAGATAATGACTGCCCATAGTATTGAATGCAATTTCTAGGGAATCTATAACCTGTTAATATGCATTCCAATAGTGTTTCTTCCACATTGTCCATTAAATATAACCAATGAGTGCAATCATTATGAATACTTAACATTAATAAATCCTTAATATCTTCTAGGTGTTCATCAGTTATATAAGGCTTGATTGGTTCATGATTATTTTTTCCATATTCTATATCATTTTTTATCAAATCTATAACGTAATTATTAATATCTAAATTGAAGTAGTTGATTATCTGAATTGCCAAATCGGCTCCATCACCCACTGATAAGTAGGTAATTGCCTCATCTTTGTAATCCTTAAATACATCAAATCTACCATGTTTTATGAAAACTTCCATAATTGAGTAATGATAATAATCAAAGTCAAAATTGAGCGATCTAATCGAACTATCAATTGCTTGATCTAATAATTCCAGTGCTTCAGGAATTTCAAAACAATGTTTAATTAGGTTTAATGTAAGATTCATAGTTAAATTTGATTAAGTTAAGTTAAAATCAAATTTAATATTATGGATCAAGAACTGAAAAGCATCATAGATAGAATAAGTAATACAGATGATGA